TCAAACCGGGCGACAAGATGCCGGAAACAAAGAGGTCAGATACTGACTCTAAGGATTATGTTCAGGATGGGTCCGGAACATATATAGAAGAGACGCATCAGCATTTTGTTATTGTCCTCAACGAGGATGGATCTGCTGAAACAGCTTTGATTGCTATGAAATCAACGCAGTTAAAGAAGTCTCGTAAGCTAAACAGCATGATATCATCTCTGACGATGGAAGGTAAGAACGGAAGGTTTACCCCGCCGCGGTTCAGTCATGTCTACCATTTTAAGACAATGACTGAAGAAAATGCAAAGGGTAAATGGTCAGGTTGGGAGTTCAGTCGTATAGGGCCGGTTGAGGATGCCGCTCTGTATAACCGTGCTAAGGAGTTTGCCGCCAGCATCACCGCAGGTGAGGTGGACGTTAAGCACGAGCAAGCTGAAACACAAGTTTCCAACCCACCGTTCTAAACAGTTGGGGCGGTAAAATAGAGTGCTCATCTGGGGTAATCCCTCAGCTATTTTGCCGTCCCGCCTTCGGGAATTATCATGTCTGTAGAAAAGTTTTCAGCCATATTCGACGGGCTCAAGCTTGCGTATGGCACGTATAAAATTGAAAAACAGCAGGCGAACGGAAAGCACTCCGGACGGGCCGCCATCGTGCGTGAACCACGGACTACGGAACTGTGGGAAGGACATCTGTCTGGTGAGGGCCGCGGGATCGGTATCATCCCAATCAACGAAGACAATAAGTCGGTATGGGGCTGTATAGATATTGACCAGTATCCGCTGGACCACAAAGTCCTTGTCGAAAAGATTAGAAAACTAAAACTACCTCTTGTTGTCTGCCGCTCCAAATCAGGTGGTGCACACTGCTTTCTATTCACCACCACATGGGTAGAAGCCAAAGATATGCAGTCTACACTGCAAGAGATATCTGCGGCTTTGGGCTATGGCGGCTGTGAGATCTTTCCAAAGCAGGTTAAGCTTCGCCTTGACCGTGATGACGTAGGTAATTTTTTAAACCTGCCCTATTTCGACGCTGAAGGGGGTCTACGCTACGCAATCAAGGACGATGGCACCTCGGCTACCTTGGAAGAGTTTATCGCGCTCTACGAGGCTTATAAGCAGACTCCTGAGCAATTACTAAAATTACAGATAGCTGATGAGGGCGAAACCGTCGTGATGAAAGACGGCCCGCCGTGTCTCCAACATCTGTTAAAAAGCAAGATTTCTGAGGGTGGCCGTAACAACGGCCTGTTTAATATTGGCGTATACTTACGCAAAGCATATCCAGATAGCTGGGAGTCAGAGATTTTAACGTACAATTTGACCTATCTTGAGCCGCCGCTACCTTTGAATGAGGTTAACATAGTCGCTAAACAGCTAGAAAAGAAGGATTATGCCTACCGCTGTGGGGACAGCCCCATCAACGCACACTGTAATAAAGAGCTGTGCCAGACACGCAAGCATGGCATCGGCGCGGCGATCCAAGGGGCCGCCATAGCCAATCTTCGTAAATATGACTCCATACCCCCAGTGTGGTTCCTCGACGTTAATGGTGAGCCCTTAGAGCTCGATACAGAGGGTTTGATGAGCCAGCCTACCTTTCAAAGAGCCTGCATGGAGCAACTTAACTTTATGCCCCGTTCAGTAAGTAAGCAGGTGTGGGAGGGCCGTATTGGAGCGTTGCTTTCCGAAATGCGTGACAATGACAGCGCAGTGATAGAAGTATCAGAGGATGCAAGCATTAGCGGTCAGTTTTATGACTACCTTGAAGAGTTCTGTGTTCACTTACAAACAGCTAATGACAAAGAAGAAATACTGTTAAAGAGACCGTGGAATGATGAAGAGACGGGCGAAACAGTGTTTCGGTTAAAAGACTTTGAAGCCTTTTTAAAACGTAATAAGTTTTTTGAATACAAAGCACATAAGATTGCTCAACGCCTGCGCGATATGGGCGGTGAAAGTCGTTTAATGAAAATAAAAGGCAGGCCCGTCAGAGTGTGGGTCATACCAGCCTACAAAATATCAGAGATAGAAGTGAGTACACCTAAATTTGGTGATAAGCAGACGGAGGCCCCTTTTTAATGTTAAAAGCAGATGGATTTGATAAAGCGTTTATAGGGGTGTGTCACCGTGCAGGGCAGGAACCTGTCATTGCGTATGATTACCACAAATGCATAGCGGTTTTAGTTGAAGACCAGAACATGAGCTACGACGAGGCAGTAGAGTATCTGTGGTTTAACACCATAGGCGCATATGTGGGTGAACAAACGCCCGTATTTATACACCTTATGGAAAACATAGAAGACGTAACGGACGAGGAGCATGGAAACTAAAATCTTCCGCATCTACGGTCCGCCCGGAACCGGTAAGACCACAACGCTTCTTAATAAGGTAGACGAAGCTCTTCACGCTGGTGTGAACCCTTCACATATCGGCTACTTTGCGTTCACAAGACAGGCAGCAAATGAAGCTGTTGAGCGAGCCTGTTCACGTTTTCATTTGGATAAATCACAACTGCCATGGTTTCGCACACTGCATAGCTTTGCACTCAAGCTGTCTGGCATTCGTCAGGAACAGGTGATGCAACCTGAAAACTATAAGGAGCTGGGCAGTGCGTTGGGCTTTGACCTGACCGTAGATAAATCCAGCATCAGCGGAGAAGATGTGTTTGACCTGTCCAAGACAGACAATCCTGCCATTAGTCTGATTAACTTAGCTCGTTTGCGTAAGACAGACTTACGCTCACAATACGATGAGAGTGAGGTTGAGCTACCTTGGACGACCGTGAAATACATAGCGGACAGCCTAACGAAGTATAAAAGCAGATATAATCTGTATGACTTCACAGATATGTTAGATGTGTTTGTGAAAGAAGGCTCTAGCTTCTGCCCTCGTCTTGCGCTTACTTTTATAGACGAGGCCCAAGACTTGTCACCTTTACAGTGGGATGTGGCACACGTGTTGGAGCAACACAGCTCACGGATCTACTGTGCCGGTGACGATGACCAAGCTATTTATCGCTGGGCTGGCGCGGATGTTGAGCACTTTATCGGTCTCAACGGTGGCTACGAAGTGCTAGAGCAATCTTATAGGGTGCCTGCATCTGTGCATCCTCTGGCTGAGCGCATAGCTAAACGCATAAACCGCCGCGTCCCAAAGAACTATCTGCCTCGTCAAGAAGAAGGCAAGGTACAACGTATCCCAAGCACCAGCTATGTTGATTTTGATGAGGGCTCTTGGCTGGTGTTGGCGCAAGCGGGTTACTTTTTAGAACGAGCGACCCAAGACCTGAAGAGTCGCGGCTACCTGTATGCTGTACGCGGACGACGGTCTATCTCAGAAAACATCAGCGAAGCGGTAAACGGCTGGGAACAGCTACGCAAAGGCCGTGCTATAACCGGTAAAGCCGCACGGTGCATTTACAATTTTATGTCCGTGGGTGACCGTGTGCGGCGTGGGTTTAAAAAACTGCCTGCACTTGATGATGATGAAACAGCAACGCTGGAACAGCTACAGCAAAGCCACGGGCTACTAGCTACTATCGACATGATATGGCACGAGGCTATGGATAAGCTACCCAGCGGTGAGAGAGCGTACATCACGGCTCTGCTACGTCGGGGCGAGAAGTTTAATGCCATACCCCGCATAAATCTATCCACGATCCACGGATCTAAGGGCGGTGAAGCTGACAACATAGTGTTATTTACAGATTTATCTCCAGCCGCAGTAAAGGCATCAGAGGCCACGCCTGATGATTTACATCGCGTGTTTTACGTGGGGGTAACCAGAACTAAGCAAAACCTTTACTTAGTTGAGCCTGAAGATATGAACCGGAGTTACTGGATATGAAGCGTGAGGAGATACTTAAAAAAGCAGAGAGCTTAGTTAACGGCCCACGGGCCAAAGAATATGGCGATGCCCATGAAAACCATGCCCGTATCGCACGGATGTGGTCTGTGCTTCTGGATACCGACGTTTCTGTAGAGCAGGTGTATCAGTGCATGATAGCGGTAAAGCTCTGCCGGTTGATAGAAACACCGGAGCATGAGGATAGCTGGGTAGATATCTGTGGCTACGGGGCACTGGGTGGAGAGGACTAATGGTGCGCTTTATTCGCATAGAAATGCTCCAACACTATATAAAAAACGGCTGGACTGTTATAGTGCAGGGCACAGAGATGGCGGCAGTTAGGAAAAGTTATGACGCTACAAATGACAATGTTTACCCCAAAGAGTGAGTGGGTTCCGCCTGCTGAGCTACCAGATATCTTTGAAGCCAAGCAGATAGCCATAGATGTAGAGACACGAGACCCTAACATTAAGACCAACGGGCCCGGATGGCCAACCGGTGACGGCGAGGTTGTGGGCTATGCCATAGCTGTTGCTGACTGGGCAGGTTACGTGCCTATCCGGCATCTGGGTGGCGGCAACTTAGACGAGCGCATAGTTAACAACTGGCTGAAAAAAGTATTCGCGTCACCGGCAGATAAGATCATGCACAATGCACAGTATGATGCGGGCTGGATACGACAGATGGGCTTTACCATCAACGGCCGCATCATCGACACGATGCTAATCGCCTCACTACTAGATGAAAACAGATACAGCTTTAGCCTGAACAACCTTTGTTACGATTTGTTAGGAAAAGTGAAGTCAGAGAAAACTTTGCAAGAGGCCGCAAGAGAATTTGGTCTCGACCCAAAGGCTGACCTCTGGAAGATGCCTGCTATGTATGTCGGGCCCTACGCACAGAATGACGCTGAGATTACGCTAGAACTTTGGAACCACCTGTCTACGCAACTAACAAAAGAAGAATTATGGCCCATAGCCAACCTTGAGCTCGACCTGTTGCCCTGCCTGATAGATATGACATGGCGCGGAGTGCGGGTAGACCAAGACCGCGTAGAGCGCACCAGAAACCATTTGGTTAAAAAAGAAAAGGAAGTGCTCGACAAAATACAACATATAGCTGGTGGGCAGGTAGAGTTGTGGGCGGCCGCATCTATAGCTCAGGCTTTTGATAAGTTAGATATCCCCTACCCAAAGACAGAAAAAGGTGCGCCATCTTTTACAAAAGCATTTCTGTCAGAACATCCGCACGAATTAGCACAATATATTGTGCAAGCACGTAACCTGAACAAGACCAGCGGTACGTTTATCAACACGATTATGAAGCACTGCCACAGTGATGGCCGGATACATAGTCACATTAACCAGATACGCTCTGACGATGGCGGCACAGTGTCAGGCCGCATATCTATGAACAACCCTAACTTACAGCAAATTCCTGCCCGTGACCCAGAACTAGGGCCTATGATACGTAGCCTGTTTCTGCCTGAAGAAGGTGACCAGTGGGCGGCTATAGATTTCTCGCAACAGGAACCACGGATCTTGGTTCATTATGCCTATGTGTATGGTAAATCGCGTGGTCAGCAGATGGCAGGAGTAGAAGAGTTTGTAGATAGCTACCGCAACGACCCAGATATGGACTTTCATACCATGGTAGCAGACATGGCTAAGATTGCTCGTAAGCAGGCTAAAACAATTAATCTGGGGATGATGTACGGCATGGGCGTAAACAAGCTGTCCGACCAACTAGATATTGATGTTGAAGAAGCAAAAGTTCTTGTTAAACAGTACCATGAACGTGTCCCGTTTGTTAAAGGGTTGATGAACGGCGTACAAAACAGGCTGAATGACCGCGGATCAAGCGGCTCTATCCGTTCCATACTGGGCAGAAAGTGCCGGTTTGACCTTTGGGAGCCGGACACCTTTGCGATGAACAAGGCCCTGCCTTATAAAGAAGCTGTTCAAGAATATGGCGAGACTACCAGATTGAAGCGGGCTTATACGTACAAAGCTTTGAACAGGCTTATCCAAGCGTCTGCCGCAGATATGACCAAGCAGGCCATGGTAAACTTGTACAAAGAAGGGTATTTGCCTCTAATACAGATACACGATGAGGTAGCTATGTCCTTGAAAACAAAAGAGGAAGCAGAGACGGTTGCTAAGATTATGGAAAATGCTGTACCGTTGGAGATACCCAGCAAGTGCGATATTGAAATAGGCCCAAGCTGGGGAGAGGCTGAGTGAGAGTCTC